ACGAGTTCGATACCGACAACACAGATGGACCGCTTGCAGACAGTGATGGTGATGGAGTCGCAAATCAGGACGACAACTTTCCAGACAATGAGAACCGTGCAAGTGGAACCGATACAGATGGTGATGGTATAGACGACGAGTTCGATACCGACAACACAGATGGACCGCTTGCAGACAGTGATGGTGATGGAGTCGCAAATCAGGACGACAACTTTCCAGACAATGAGAACCGTGCAAGTGGAACCGATACAGATGGTGATGGTATAGACAACGAGTTCGATACCGACAACACAGATGGACCGCTTGCAGACAGTGATGGTGATGGAGTGATCAATCAGAACGACAACTTTCCAGACAATGAGAACCGTGCAAGTGGAACCGATACAGATGGTGATGGTATAGACGACGAGTTCGATACCGACAACACAGATGGACCGCTTGCAGACAGTGATGGTGATGGAGTGATCAATCAGAACGACAACTTTCCAGACAATGAAAACCGTGCAAGTGGAACCGATACAGATGGTGATGGTATAGACGACGAGTTCGATACAAGCTACGCTGTTTCTATCACAAGTTCAAATGGTTCTGTTACTGGGAGTGGGCAGAAAGAAGTTGGATCTACAGTAACTCTTTCCTCTGTTCCGGATGCTGGATATGAATTTATGGGTTGGACGGTAAATAGCGGAGGGGTTACGATAACTAACGATTCATTCACGATGCCCGCGAATAATGTATCGGTCATCGCGAACTATGCAGAAGTTATCACTCCACTTACTGATAACCTAGGCTCAAATTACGGGGGGAATAAAAACCTAGAAATGATCAATGTGCAACCAGGAACCTTTACTATGGGTATTGAAAAAGCGAATGGAATATTTCAGAATGACAATTCACGACCCCTGCACGAAGTCACCATAACTAAAGGTTTTCAGTTAAGCAAATATGAAATCACACAAGCGCAATACCAGGAGGTGATGACAGGGAATACTGATGGTTTAAGTGCTACTCCGAGTCAATATGGCGGTAACCCGGATCGCCCGGTGGAAAGTGTGTCATGGGATGCGGTCCAGGTGTTTTTACAACGCTTAAATGCACAGCTAGCAAGCAGTATTCCTTCGGGTTGGGAATTTGCCTTGCCAACAGAAGCAGAGTGGGAGTATGCCTGTCGAGCTGGCACAACAAGTGTATATTCCTGGGGGAATAACATAGACTCCACCCTAGCTAATTACGATGACAATATTGGAAGCACAACAGATGTGGGAAGCTACGCCGCTAACCCCTGGGGCTTTTTTGATATGCATGGCAATGTGTATGAATGGGTGGCGGATTCACAAAACAGTTATAATTCGAGCCCACAGGTCGATCCTTTTTATGACGGAGGGCCGACATCAAGAAGGGTGTGTCGAGGCGGGTCCTATACCCATGAATCCAGTGGATATGCTCACTACCTAGCTTCAGCAGCTCGTGACGATTCCACTCACAGCTACGGGCAGCTTTGGCACGGCTTCCGTGTAGCTTTAAGGCGTACCGGATACTTTACTGGTGTAGAGGATATTCAATATACGCAAGCAGAATTAGACAATTTCCCTGACACCACAAATAGGGACTACTCATTAGCGGGCGCAATTGTTCAGTTTACTGGAGCTACAGGGTCTACGGTGAGTTACATACAAAATGATTATTACAAAATAACAAAAAAGAGATGGAACTATGTGACTAATAACTACGAGTATACGGTAGTTGATAAATGGGGTGCTACTATATCACCTCTATTACTTGGAAATTCTAGTGGACCTACTAATACTTCGGACCCACTCACTCAATGGCAATTAAAAGAAATACCTTTTGATACAGATCAAGATAATACTAGAGATGATATGGATTATTTTTGGGGAGGAAGCTCCAGTTATCCTGATGGCGGAGATAGTGTAAACAACGATTGGGAATATACGGGTCTGTACACACAAACCAAAGCAGAGTTGGATAGTTGGTGGATTGATTCATCAAGCGCTATTCAAGTAAATGACGTGATTAAACTTAATACAAATGGCGAGTACTACATTGTAACCCATACTAATAGGACAGGAGCAAATAATGCTCAATTAATAGATTTTGCTGGCCCAGTTGATGTAGGATACAATCATGTTTATGCAAATGCTAGAGGAAGCTCATTTGATAAAGTTGACCCTAATGCACAAAAGCCCCCGGTAGACAATGTAGATGGAAGTGTAATATATGTTTCGGGAGGAAGTGCTACTGATCCTTATTTTCAATTTACTGATGCAAGTGGGCAAAATATTAATAATTCTTTAGTATTAATTCCGGGAGATACTTATGTGTTCGTGGCTAATGGTATTACTGATGCCATGCCTTTCACAATGGGTTCGGATTATGCCGATAGAACTTCACCTTATATAACAGGAGGCTTTCATGCAGGGTTTAGCTCTAGTGGTACCAATAAAGGAGATCATGCAATAAAAGGATCAACAGGCCAACTCACGCTTACTTTGCCAATTAATTATAGTGGGGGATGGGTGTACATGAGTACATATCACTATTTGACCAAGGCATTCACAATAGATGCAAGTTAAAAACTATATTTAAAAACTAATCAATATTCTTTATTATAATATGTATATTGTATTATTGTGAAGAATACCTCTAAAGCTAATGCATCTTTGTTTGACCTTGATCCGTCAACAATGATATGCTTATATAGAATAGACTTAAAGGATAAGGGTAATTATTTATTTCATGCTGGGGAAAATGGATATCAAAACAAATTAGTATTTAATAGTCAGGATTATGATTACTTCCCTATAAAGGTTGAGGGATTTGAAATGCACGGGGACGGCAGATTACCCAGACCAAAGATGACATTCTCAAACCATAAGGGTAGTGTGTCAATGAAGTTAGCTTATTTTAATGACTTTACTAATTACAAAGTAACAAGAATAAAAACTTTTGTTAAATATTTAGACTCAATTAATTTTCCTGATGATGTAAACCCGCATGCCGATCCAGATCCTGATGCTTCTTTTGCTGAAGATGTCTTTTATATTAATCAAAAAGTAAAAGAGGATGATAATATTGTAGAGTTTGAATTAGTATCTTTATTGGAATTACAGAATGCAAACGTTCCAGCTCGAACAATGTATTCAAATAATTGCCCGTGGGCATACAGAAGCACTATTGGTTGCGGCTACAAGGGAAAGCCGGTGTCAGACGATAAGAATAAAAGATTTGTAGCTAGTGGATACAATGGACAGATGGTTGGATCTGAGGTGTATTTTTCAGGGGAAGATATTATGGGCGAGTTTGGTGCATACGATGAGAACGGATTATACCAAGATTGGACAAATACTGGGATATACAATCAGGGCGATGTCGTTAAGCTTATACCGTTCTCTTCTGATCCGGAATTAACACCTGTCGGTATATACGTTTGCTTGAACGACGATGTGCGATCTAACCCTGTATTGGATAGGCAGAATTGGGTTAAAGACGATTGCGATAAAACATTATGTGGTTGCAGGATAAGATTTTCTGACGATGCTACCGGGGCAGGTGGCGGAGTCAGGCTTCACGAAAATAAAGAAGGAAGCGATAATTTTTGGGCAGAAAGTGAAGAAGGGTTGCCTTTTGGGGGATTCCCAGGAATAGATCCTTATGACTTCAAATAAATTTTGCGACAGTATAATAGAACATGCCAATAGTAGCCCCGAGAAAGAGGTCTGCGGTTTTGTTATTTTATCTGATGATTTGATTGCATATTCCGAAAAAGCAATAAACGAAAACCCAAAGCCAGAAGATTCATTCTCTATATCGCCAGCTAAATTTTTAAGCTACAAGCTTAATAAAAATATATTAGGTATATATCACTCTCACACCCGAGAAGACGAGTTTCCATCTGAGCACGACAAGGCGAGTGCAAAAGCAACTGGGCTTCCTTATTTGATTTACAGCCTCAAGACCAAGAGGTTCTTTCTGTACTACCCAGAGTCTTACGATCCGGATAATCTTTTGGGGCGGCCATATATAAAAGGATTCTACGAATGCACCTGCATATTAAAAGACTACTTTATATCCAACCTAGATAATAACATAACAACATGGAATGAAAACTATTGGTTACCAGAATCAGATGAAACAGCAAATAAATTATTAACTAATATTTTAAATAAAAATTTAATACAATTAAAAAAGCAAGATAATATACAAAAGCATGACGTTATAGTATTTGAATTAAAGCAGAATAAAAGATTTCATGTTGGTATATATTTAGGTAATGATTATTTTGTGCATCAACCAATGCATGGATTGTCTTGTAATCAATTATTTGATGAAAGGTGGCAATCTAAGGTTAAACGTGTGTACAGGCACCATTCTTTAGTGTAAGTAAAATAAGGCAAAAGGATGAAAAAGATACATTTACATGGTGATCTTGGTAAAAGGTTTGGTGAAACCTGGGATCTTGATGTGTCTTCTGCCGCCGAAGCTATGGCCGCATTATGCGCCAACAATTTTGGTATACAAAAATACCTACAAGAAGCATACAGTTCTGGAATAAGTTATGGCATCAAAAAAGATTCAGGAGAAATACTACAAAATAAAGAAGAATTTGAATTAATTAGTGATAAAGATTTTCATATTTTCCCTATACCCGAAGGGTCTCAGACCTTTGCTTTAAATTTAATAATCATGGCTGCCACAACTGCAGCCAGCATGTATATACAAAAGAAAATGGCTGAAGCTATGGAGAGAGACGACTCTGTACTTCAGGCTCAAACCCAGTCTTTTATATATAGCGGAAAACAAAATAGATTCGAGCAGGGGTCTACCGTACCATTGGGATATGGTAGAATGAATGTAGGGACAAATGTTGTATCTGCTTGCTCGATAAATTATGATTTTAGTGCCGAAAAGGTCAAGCTTTTTAATTTCGAGGAGGGCTTGTATAGCTTGGTTCCGTTTTATCACAATCCGGAATTGTATAACGAGAGCGGACCATTAGGAGCATCATTCGGTAAAAAAACATTCGATGGAACTAGTGAGTATAGGGTAATAGATCCATCATATCAAAAAATGAAACTCGGTTTAATAGGTAATGCTTTTGGGGTGGTTGATGGAATGTATGGTTCGGCTAGATCTAGTGAAGATTTTAAAAATAAAATGACCAATATCAAAGAATGCAAGGGTGGCGCTATATTGGGTTATTATTGTTACACTTGGGATTGGGCGAAAGGGGTAAACAAAGCATTACTACCAAACTTTGATGAAAACACGGGAAACTGGTATGCAGATTCGTCAAAAATAGATAATAAAATGTTTTCCATACCGGCCTCAGAAGCGGCAAAAAGCGGTTTTGTTTGCATACAGAGTGATCCGAAATTAGAAACAGAACAGCTTGGAGATTTTTATCCAATATTCTGGAGTGAGGAAAGCTTAAATGAATTAAAAAGAAATTTGAATTTAAAAAACTATCTTGAGGCATTTCCTGTTCCGGTTGGGGAAAGGTGGATTAACGGAAAAAAAGAAAATGGATTAGGGTGGTTTAAGTTGGAGTCAACTACTGTACATAAAGCAATAGATTTAATTTGCGAAGGATCGATAGATGGATTTGCTAGTAAAAATGGAGAGCTTTTAGATTTTAGTAAAGATTTTAAAACGAACGATGCAAATTTAAACAAAACAAGAAACGAAGATGATGATTACCTTCAGGCAGTATATTTAGACTCAACCCCAGTAAAAGAAGTAAATTATACTGCGGGGCTGGATAGCTACAATATAAATGAGTTTGATATTGATGTTGGTATGAATTCTAAAGGCACAATAGGGGCCGACGACCAACTTCCTCTAAAAGAGCAATATAGATTTACTGCAGACACAAAAGAAATTAATGCTCCTCTTTATGGGCCTAGGGCAGTTGGGGAAACTTTTTTAGCAGAAGGAGAGCTAGAGGCATTTCAACCTAAGAAAATATATGAGCAAGGCAGCGTTGTGCTTTACGAGCAAAATGGTGGGTTTGTGAAATACAAAATAAATAAAAACTTGTCAGCCCAGTTTTCGGATAAAGAAAATTATTCGTATGAGGGTGATATTTCAAAAGCGGATATAGTATATACTGGAGAAGATGGAAGTGTGCAGTTTTTAGTTACGGGGCCAGGGCTTGGTGAATATAAAGTATTTGGAGAACAGCAGTCTTATACAGAAGGAGATAAGATAAAAACAGAAACATACGACGGGCATTGGGAATATTACGAGCTTGGATCTGGAGCGGAGAACTACCTAGGTGATTACAATAAAGATACTGATTATAGTGGGGAAGTCGGTAAGGTAATTAAAAAGAAAGATTTTTTATACAAGATAAAACCAGGAGAAGTTACAGATGAACAAACGGGCGAGATTAATATAGATCCAAATTTCAACGAGGATGCTCTTCCTGGTGGTGATGTAAGTACATTTGCGGATGCATTATCGGTAACCATAAAAGAAGAGGGGCAAGATGAAGAGAGGGTTATTTACAACGATCACGGTAAAATATTGTCTGAGCAGCAAGGTTTTATAAATAAACAAATAAACATTACTCCAGAATCCGAAGATGATAAAGCCGAATCTTTTTGGCAAAAAATATATATAAATTCACCAGTAGAGGTAAAAAATAATAGTGATGAAGATATAACCAATGAAATATCTATTTTTGGGCCTGGGGGCAGTTATGTTACGAACATTGAGAAAAGTATAGAGGAGGAAAACTATGCTAGTCATACCATTATTAATCCGCTTGTAGAACAAGCATATGTAAGTTTACAAATAGATGAATTGATGTATGTTTATGAAGGTGATAATGTTGAAGTTACATACCGTATTGGAGAGTTGTGGACTGCTTTATTGGATGCTGCATCAATATATTATGGCGGATTGGCTTTGTTTCACGGGGTAAAGAGCGCGGTTGAGTATAAAAAGGCTGCATCTTTTGCTAAAGCGGCCGCGAAAGATCCAATGCTTTCGGACTTAGTTGGAGCTCAGGGAGCGCTAGGCAAAGAGGAGCTTGCGGCAGCAGGCTTAAATACTGCAATTTTAACAGCACTTAGGATTATTGAGAACCTTATAGATAAAAACGATGAATTTAAAGTTGGATCAAAGGTAGAGAACTCAGGAGAGAGTTGGCCGAATAGAGCAAAATTTAGAATAAAGTATGGAAACGAGGGAGAAATCATGTACTCAACCGATGTCTATATGTATGGCATAGCTACATCGGCATACAGGAAAGATGTAAAACTGTACATGCCACCAAACCCTGGTCAGAAAAATAGAATTATTAAAGTATATAAACTTAATCGAGAAAAAAACCTAGTAAAAGAAGGCGAGCAGGCAGCGAGATATAAAGAGAAAATGTCACTGGCAGCAATCACAGAAATAACCCCAGTAAATTTAAGTTATCCAAATTCTGTTGTTATTGGAACACGGGTAAATGCGAGAGATTATGCGAATATACCAGAAAGAAATTACCATCTAAGATTGAAGAAGGTAGCACTACCAGATGAGGCAACATACGACCCGGAGACAAGAAGGTATTTACAAAACTGGAACGGGCTATTCTCTGGGCAAGAATATAAAAATGACCCAATACCAGAAAACGCTAAAAGGTGGACAGATAATCCCGCATGGTGCCTTTACGATTTAATAGCTGATAAGCGATATGGGGTTGGTAAATTCGGAATCAAGCCGGAGCATATAGATAGGTGGACACTTTATAAAATGTCTAAATATTGTGATGAATTTATTCCAACCGGATATAGCCCTAAATTTCCAAAGAGAAAATTCTCTTATAATGGCAATGAGTCCGGTGGTCATTCAATTATTATCGAGGGTGCCGATAATTTTGCGGCGGAATTTAATCATCCTAATAAAAAACTTGCATTATTTTATGAAGATGGAACCTATGATAGCCTTGTAATTTTAAGTGCAGCTATAGAAGAAAATAAAGTAATATTAAAACATAAACCTTTATTTGATATTGGTGAATGTGCAGTAGAGATTGATTATCCATTAGTTGAGCCTAGGTATACCTTGAATGCTTTTATAATGAATCAGTCTAATGCATTTAAATTAATAAATGAATTTGCATCTATATTTAGAGCATTTAGTTATTGGTCTGGTGGGGCTATAAATTTCTTTCAGGATGAGAAAAGAGAATCTGTTATGTTATTCTCTAATAATAATATAGCAAAAGAAGGATTCGCATACTCTAATACCCCAAGAACAAGCAGAACGAATGTTTGTAAAATAAAATATTTAGACAGATATAATCACTTTAGGCCGAAGATGGAGCACCATGAAGATAGGGATTCTGTTATTGAAAATAATATAATCGAGCAAACTATAGATGGGTTTGGGATTACATCTCAAGCCCAAGCAAAAAGAGCCGCAGAGTTTTTAGTAAAATCAGCGAACTTAGAAACAGAAATAGTAGCATTTAAAACGAATCTGCTTGGGTCTTACTTGAGGCCGGGAGATATCGTCGATATATTAGACAGTAAAAGAAATGTAGGTAAATTCTCTGGTAAAGTAATTGATATAGAAGTAGCTGACGATGGAAGAACTGGGTCTATAAAAGTAGACTATCCGATATCTTGCATAATAGATCCAACAGACATGAATACATGGAAAAGGGTTACTTTGTATAGCCCATCTCAGAACCAAACTAGCGAGTCTCTGGATGCGATGGGGTCACCAGAAAATCAGGATATAGACGACATAAGGAAGCCGCAAATAATTGAATACTTTGTTTCTGAAGTATACGAAAATGATACAAGATTAAAGCTTTATAATAATCCATACGAATTTATTGAGGGTGAGTATACATGGTATCAAGCATTAGCTGATGCCGAAGAAAGGGGTGGTGTGCTTGCTAGAATATATAATGAAGACGAACTTAATCTGGTTAAAGAAGCTCTTCCAGTAGATAAATCTGCTTGGATTGGCGGTTATTATAGAAGAAAGCCGGATCCGGCAAAAGCAGTATGGCACGAACCTAAATCTTGCGAGCCTGGTGGAGAAGGCATAGAGCTTTTTGACTGGGCCGATGGGTACCCACAGTTTAATAGCCAATCAAATCCAGGAGATTATTTAAGAGTAAATGGATCCACTAATATGGATATTCATGGAGACTGGACACATGATGATGGAAAAAATAAAATCGGATACCTGTTGGAGAAAGTTTCTGACAACGACCTTAGAGATCTGATAGGTATAGAGGGAACTACCTTCTCGCTTCAAAGCGATGTTAATCTAGCCAACAAAAAACAATTTAAAATAATTAATATAACAGAAGAGTCTAATGGTATATTTAATATACAGGGATTAGCATATAATGCTGATAAGTTTGATAATATTGAAAAGCATGCATCTATTCAGCCGCCAACAAGACCAGTTCTGTTTACAGATAAAACTCTAGCTCCGCCCGCCGATGTTAGGGTTGAGATATTAAATGAAGACTTCAATAATAAAATACCTTATGGGCTTAAAGCTATATGGGGAACGGATCCTGCTGCAGCATCCTATAGAATTCAGTTTTTTGATCAAAACGATTTACTCTCAACCTTTGAGATAAATAATGACAAAGGTCAAGAGAAGATGTCTTATACTCATAGAAATAAAAGAATATCGGAGGATGGCACTTATTACGTAAGGATATATTCAGTACCTTTTTAAAATGAGCTTTTCAGATTCAAAAAAAGTAGTCGTACCAAAAGCTGATCCGGTAAAAAAATACGGAAAAACTTTCCAGGTAGCTAATATATATTTAACCCACTCAGAGTATAGCAGGGAGGGTTCAATAGTGCCTGAGTTTCACACACTTTTATCCACTCACCATCAAGACTTTCAGGGCGAAGAACTGAATTTACACTGGAACCTAAAAGAACCAAGAGATGGATTGATATATGATTCTCAAGATATATTTAATAACTCATATATTAGTGGGTTTAATGTATCTATATACGAAAATCTTGATGAAGAAAAAAGAAAAAAAGTCAGAGGCAATAGAAATAAAATATTTGAGGCTAATGATTTGAACGATAATAGTTTACTTTATTACATTAGTGGGGATAGGAAAATAAGAAATTATTCGGTTGATGTAGAGGTTGTTGATTTCGCTGGAAATAAAAGTAGTGGAATTTTTACAACAAAAAACCCACCTCCAGAATATACAATATTATCCGAAAGTTTTGAAGATGGAATCCTAACAATAAACTACGAAGGATTAAAAGACACTGATGAAAATGATATATCTAATAACTTTCAGACATTAGAATTATATCACTTTACGGGGCTGACATCTGGGGTTAGCGGTGTGGTTAATCAAGAAGATGATTATTTTAATACAGCCGTAAGGTCGGTTACCGGGTTAAACAATAGCCTTAGCATAGAGCTTTATCCAGAAGAATTTAATTATTTAATGCCACTAGGAGTTGATCAGTTTTCAACAGGAAATAATAACAATAATTACTCAGCTAGGCAATACCAACCTTATATATCATCATTGTATGGACAGAGAATAAGTGGGGGTGATGCTTACTATTTTACTTTTGAAAAAAATTATAGCAGCGATACTCAATTCGTTGAGGCATGTTATGGGTTAACTGGGGAAGGAGACACCTCTCAAGCGGTTTATGGATATAATGATATTATATATTTAGATAGCGGGGTTATAGATTCAGAAGCATACTATGGAGCCAACGAAGAAAACCAATATATATTTGACAACTCATTGCATTTTCAAGATAGTTTTTATACTGGACTGTTTATTGATAGTACAGGAGATGGGATTACTGGGTATATAGGTTCTGGTGCTGGTAGCTCGTGGGCAAATAGTAGCCCAATTTATCTAGAAGAAAGTTTAAACTCATACAATGTTTACAATTACGGTTTTTATAATGCCGGCGAGCAAGCATTCGCATGTTCGACTTCTGGTTTAAACGAGGAGATAATTGGAACTTATTCTATGCCAAAAGATAACCCTAATAGTTATGATATAAAATTTAGATCAGGTGATAGGTTTTCAAGGACATTAGAAGAGTCAGCATCTTATTTAAATGAAATTGGTGAAATGCCTGCAGTTATACTTAACCCATACCAATTAGAATTAATTAAAACAATGGGGCATGGAAACGGATGGGTAGGATTAAGGAGAAATAAAGTTGGTATGCTTTCTGGTGCTTTTTCTGAAAGGTTTTTAAATGATGAAATTTTCTTAGAAGTAGACTTTCAACAAGAATCACAAAGAACAATAGAAACCATAAACTCTGAGAATGAAATAGAATATGGAGTAATTACCTCGAATGATGTAGGTAATCATTGGTGTTGGGCTAATTCCAACGGGTCACATATTTATAAATATGCAGGAAGTGGATATGGAAAAGTAAGGGAAGCAAGGCTAAGCATAGATTTAAAAAATAAAGTCCGGGGCAACACAATGAACTCATATGAAGCTACTGGACTATCACCAATAATGGAATTTAGTGGTGTCTCTATAAATACAGATAGTGAAGCATTCGAAGCTAATTACACTTTTGTTGATACTTTCTATAATCCAGAAGAGTCGCAAGAGTATCTAGCTAATAACTACAACGTAACAGGGATATATTTATATGGATCTGACCAACAAGGTTTTGAGATTTCTGAAGAAAATCTACTAGAAGTATATAGTCAAGAAGATATAGATATACAAAATACTATATCATATGTATTTGATGGAGAAAGCAACCCACACAAGTATATTAAGATGATCCCCTACGACACAATAGGATCAGGAGTTTTACACGAAGAAGATTTAGTTTTAACCAAATCATCTCAAATCACTATCCTGAACTTAGACGAAGCAAAAGATGATAACCAAAATTGGATAAGTGGTTCGTTTGATTACCACCATAATACTGAACCTGATTTAACTTTTGGGGTTTATTATAGCGGAGATCCTGCTGGATTTACTAATATCAGTGCTACTGTTAGTGGCTCCCCTACCACGGAGGGGGTTGTATTTTTCCTAAGTAGTATACCAAGTGAATATGGATATACTTTGCACATAAACTCAGTTGATCAAACCTAACATAACCCTAGTTTCTTTGCCTGGAATATCTTCCCAAGAGTTGGCATCTTTCACGGCATCATTCTGATAAATGCCCTCGGTTTTTTCTTGCCACCAAGTCTTAATGTATTTCTTCCTAAAGTCCTCAAAGGACTCGCAACCAAGAGACTCTTCAGCTTTATGTTTAAGTAAGCTTGTGGGGCTAAGTGGGTTAACTCCAGACTTAGATTTTTTGCTATTATAACTAGGTGTACCAGAGGAGTCAGATTTATCTATCTCGTCGTCACCAACAATATGAACCTGAAGAAAGTTTCTCACACAACGAACAAATGCTCTATTGCATGCTATGGTCTCTAAAAACTTCGTAGCAAAACTGCTGGTATTATCTAATGTGGCATTAGCCATATCTTGAAACTCAACAGGACTTCCGAATGTTTCGTAATTTGACAAGAAGGTCATTTTACAAACAACAGCTACATGATCTAGTTCACACCTTACGGTTTCATAACTTACATCAGAAAAACCCCTGAGCTTTGCAAGCTCCTTAATTCCGCTAAGTTTTATCAAAAGCTGATAATCCGCTAGGCCATCTATAGACCGAGGTGTATCTTTGCCTCTTGACTGAAACCATCCACGATTAGGAAATAAATGCTCTTCACCAACCATAGCTCTCCAGTTAATTGAGCCATCATCATTGAAGGAATATTGTACATTTTTTAATAAACCATTTTCATCTCTACTAAAGAGGCTTGGTCCCAATGAATTGTCTACATTACTATTTTCTTTACTGTCTTCTTGTTTTGTCTTCGGCATAATTGTATATATTTAGATAATCAATTTCTTCCCAGAAATCGTCTGTATCAATAAACTTCTCAGGACTTCCTGATTTCTCTATGCCAGCCTTCCATGAGGCCTTACTAGAGTATTTTTTATTTTTTGACACAATGGTTTTATTACTATGATAGTAAGTATTATCGCATAGCCGTTCACAAAAGTCAAGGTCTTTTTTCTTAATTAAATCATAACCGTTAACAACAAAGTCAAAAAATTTAAATCTATAATCATTTATTTTATTTTCATCTTTACATATTAATGTATGCTTTATGTTTAATGAAGATAATTGAGATAAGTAATCCGCATCAACATCGGAATCATCAAGGAAAATAGTAATAGCTGCTATGTTTTTCTTGAAGTAATATAATACATTTGGATTAATTTTTTTATTAATCATTAGGTTTACTCTTTTATGCAGCCAAGGGGTTAATATTTCTTCATCGAGATGATAATCGCACCTAAGATTAACCAATCGCTTTGGGTTAAAATCAGAATTAGGTTTAAAGTCAGGGACTACTTCAAGAATTTTACTATGATAGTGTTTGCCAATATTTAATGTTTTATATTTGTTAAATAAATTATTATCAATACCTAATAATTCAAGAACCTCTTCGGCTATATCTTCAGGAAGAATGCCATCAATAGTTTTGGGATCTTCTTCAATAGCATATGAGGCCTTATTACCATCTTTAGGCGAGTTTATACAGGTGGACGAACCTCCCCAAATAGGCCCGGAGTTTGCAGGCCACATATTAGAATAAAGGCCAACAACTGGCTTGTTGTAAGCAGATGCCAAATGAACACAGAGACTATCTATGCCAACATGCAAAATACTTTTCTCTGCAACATAACACAACTGTTTTATGGTGGTTTTGCCCCTTAGATCTAAGTCAATATTACCAGCCAATGGGTTTTCCTTTTCACCAACCTGAACTATAGAAATATCCCCGATATATTTTTTTAATAAGTAAACGACTTGATCCCAATGAGCATAATCTCTAGATTGAAATTTGTTAGTAGTTTGTATTGTAATATATTTATCAACATTAATTGGAAAATAATGAGATAGGACTTTCGGCCTAGAGACTTTAACTCCTAGGCATTTAGCATATTCCTCAATTAGGTGGCTCATAAGTCTGAAAGAAGGTTTAGGGAGTTAACATCTCGTCCGTTGTGGGTATAATTAACACACCTCTGAGTTGTGACATAGGGAAGATATGCAACATCAAAATACCCATCACTAGACCCTTTACCCTCAAGGGTAAAAATATCATCAAAGCTTTGGTGGTATTTCAAAACCTTATGAATATCAGGGTGGTCTTCAATTAAATCAAAGAAAGCTGGTTTCGTAAAAAAATAAATATTTTTATCTGGATATAGTTTTTTAAGATTAGTAATTAATGAATTAACCATAAGAACATCACCAGCACTTTCAGGCATAACAATAGCAATTCTTTTAGACGAACCTTCTTTGTCTAAAAATTCAGACAGATCAAAGGAACCCTCTATTTGGGTATTTTCTTTATCTGCTACACTTCGGAAATATTTTAACACTTCGGACCTACTGAATCCTTTAGATAGTTTTTTCATCCAATGGGAGTGCCCTTCATCATTATGGGGGTTAATGTCCATATTTAAAATGTTTTTATATATATCTGATAACCAAGTAGAGTCATCTTTTATATCTGGCGGGTTGTATAATGCATCTCTCTTTTTCTCAGAAAAGTCAAAGTCCCAGTTGGTTTTAGGCATATTGTCTAAAATTTTCTCAAGCTTTTTACCAACGACTTTAATAGAATAATTATCTATAACATACTTCCTTGCTTTTTTACCCATTTTGGATTTTTTGCTAAGGTCCATATTGTAAACATATGATATTTGATCCGATATGCTTTTGGGCGACGTGCTGGCTTTTATGAATTGAGTGCCGGGCTCCCTGTACTCTGTCCATTCAAGTGGGAGGCCCGCACTATGAGTAGTGCAGTGTTCTTCCCCACAACTATAATTCGTAACCAATGTAACTAGCTCGCAAAGCTTGGCTTCTTGAATTGGTATTTCCTGACCACCAGAAGTAAACGGGTGGCAGTAAACATCCATTAAATTATATATTTCGTTTAATTGAGATTCTGTAACTCCGTTTTTTACATTAGTGGTGTTTTGACTTTTCTCACTTTTGCAAAAACGACAGTCTAGCTCTTGACCTGAGTAGGGTTTAATTTCGTACTGTTTACATTTATCGCAGTAATAGGTAGTTAATACATCAAACCTATCTATATTTTTTTCCTTGATTAGTCTAGGTATATCCCAACCCTCATCCCAGTGAGTATGAAGAAGTAATTTAGCATTTGATTCTGGGTGCTTAGATTTAAAAAGAGCAAATCCATCTAGTAGGTTTGGTACACTTTTTCTTAACTGATTCCTGAATACGAAGCCTATAACGAATGCATCATCATCTATCAAGTTTCTGGTTCTTAATTCACCAGAATCAATTTTATAAAAATTATCACAATTAACTATTCCGTGCAGGGTTTTTACATGGCTGTGACCAAGCTTAGCCATCTCGCGTTCTGCGAATTTGGCCCACACGAAGTAGTTCTTTATATTGTTGGCGGCATCAACCGCTAGTGGTAGCATGGGCTCTGAATCAATGGTTGTCCACACCATACAGTTGATTTTATTCCACCATTTTCTTTCCCAGTAATTATTAAATGCCCATATATCTTCAGCACCTATATAAATGTCTGGTTTATATTCTTTTATTAACTCATCAATAGTCTCGGATCCATAGCTGACTGACCTAGCAAGACTTGGGTCTTGCTTTAACCTTGCCAGTTTTGCCTTGTCATCAGGGAGAGTGCCAACACATTCCCATGGTAAAGTTGATAAGGGTTGGTAGGATTTAGGGAATCCATTGGCAGCTTCAATTATGTCATACTTTCCAGTAGAATAAAGGTATTGCAATACATTTTTTGAATTCTTACCAAACCCAGTAAATGACTTACAGAAATTACTGTGAAATAGTATTTTCTTTCTACTATTTTTTTTAGAGCTTCTTTTAGTCATCAAATGGTTCTATGTCATTATTGAATGATTGAGTGATTTTTTTAATTCTATGAGAATAAATTCTTTCAAGTACAACGGCAAGGAAAGAGGATAGGCACTCTAGCTCACCGGGCTCAAGGGGCATCTTGAATGTATTACCACTAGCCCTAGATATACTTAAACCAAAGGCTGGAACTACTTGTTTTTTAGTTTTGTACTCCTTGGTCTTTGGGTCATAAGATTTTATTGAAGCTTCTTTATCCCAAGGACTGAATTTAATGGTAGTTTTAGTGTCACTAGTTTGATGAAAGGTGTTCCATTCATACCTACTTTTAATTGCTGAAATGATGGACCCACATTCAAACTCATTTAATTTAACCGTTATATTTTTTTGGGGATCATCTTTGCTACCCATGAATGTACCCCTATGACTTTTAGAATCCCAGGAATGCTGTAGTATTGCAGAAATAAAGACTACGGGCTCTTTACTATTCTTGTCGTAACCCATGGAGAAACTAAATCCACATCCAGAGTTGTTTTTATTAGGTTTATATATTTGAACACTCATAATTAATTAAAGTCTATTTTTACATTCTTACTTTCGTATGAACTAGGTTTGTCTAAATGATGCTTTGCTCCATTTCTTTCTTTCGAATAGTTCTTAAAGTAATTTTTCTTTAGGGGGTCAATACCATTGTTTGATTCAGCTCTTTGAGCTGAAAGCTCAGCACTTTTATCAAGTAAGTCCCCGACAGAGCCTTTCATGTTTGCGGTTTTATTTACGAAACCATTTTGATCCCAAGGATCAAAAGAAGATTCAGTACTTAAGCCGGGTAATGAAAAAACTCTGGACCATTCATCCCCATTATCATCTATGTATTTTTTATCATCATTCATACCAAAGAAAACTTCTTTAATTTCTTCAGTTTTAGGGTGCTGGAAAATGTATAGTGGCATAGTGTTTGATTATACCATATGCAGCAAATAAGTCAATTATTTTTTATCTAAAAAATTACAAGAAATTTGAATCAAGTCAAGTAAGGAATCAAAAAACCAACATACAGCGCTAGATGCAAGTGGCAGGAGTATTAGTATCGGATTTTCTTCCACATATATATATAAAAAAATAGAAGATAAAACCCCACACCAGAATCCTAGACATAAGCTACAATTCAAGAGCTCTTTAAGTATTTCTGATTTACTACAAATATACCCCCTTGGCTTTTTGAATATTGAACCGTAACGTACGATCCACATCAAACCAATACAGGATATTAAACTAAGAGTTATCAAGCTCTTGTACAGCTTCCTGGATCGCCAGGAGTTGGTCTTTGGTGAGATGAACCTTTCCTCCAAAGTCATCAGCAAGTGAATACAATTCTTCCTTGTCTTCGGACTTAGCTAAAGCCGGGCACCTGCCTTTACCACAGCACAGCAATACTGCGCCGCCTTCTCTTCTTATGTTACTCATGATTTAATAATGTTAAGTATTTTTTTAACTGTGTTATTATAATTGAAAGTATCTTTTAATTCAATACCTTTTGTGTTTTTATTTTTACATTTACTTATAGCCTGTTCTGTTGCTTTGTAAAAATCTCCTTCACTGAATGTATTTATACTGCCTTGGTTAAAGTCTCCGCCTTCAGAGAAAAACACATCATCATATATTGGCTCTTTGCCATTTGGGTTTACCAAGATTGAGTTTTCATTGTTCGCCCAGTCTTTATGTGAGGTGGCATTTAAAACAATAGACCATTTCCCTAGGCATGTTGAATTGAATGCGGGGAGGTTCCAGCCCTCGGCTCCGCTTAAGCCGCTAAGATTTATGTCAACTGCATTATACAACTCATTCATTTCAGAGTTTGTTTCAAGGTATGGTAGGAAATTGATATTTTTGTATCTTTTTCCTTCAAGGGCCTTTGCTATTAATGTAGACATTTGATCTTTATTAAAGAAAGGGTTTGTGATACAGCAAGTCAACTGATACTCTGGGTTGTCTCCATACTTTTTAGCCCATAAATTAATTATCCTTTCAGTATGTTTCCTTTTTTCAAACTTACCTATAAGTCCAAACAGTACTCTATCTGATAAGTAGGTCTTGCCTGTTTCAAAAAAATCTTCGTCAAAACCTATTGGTACATATTCTGCATTATCGCAGCCAGAATCAAGAAAGCATCGCTGGGCATGAGAGCTACTAAAAATTGTTTTTGATTGAATTTCACATATAGACTTCTCTGCATTAGTTGGTTCATCTGTTTCGTAGAACGTATACAAAGAACTATTTGAACCTATATTAGATTCAGACCCGTTAATGTGCCACATTTTTAATGTGTGATTATCTTTTGATAGGTTAGCAAATCTATTATTATAGGAGTCGGATAACCAATCTGTGAAATCTTTATCAATATTATCGAATGCTTTCAATTCGATTTTATTGCCCACGGGGAAGAAGCAAATTTTTTGATTAAGATTGTAAAGTGCCCTTAACATGTTAACAGACACATTGCCGAAGCTTAAAGAGTTTACTGGACCTATGAAGTTAATGTATTCCATTAGAAGGGCATATTTTCGGGGTTAATAATTTCCTTTATACTATTAGAGGGCTCGGGACTTTCAATTGTTTCTTTTTCGTTTTCTTTCTTTCCGTTTGGTAGGAATCTAACTATATCTGCGGAGACAAAAAACCTCTGCTTGGGGCAGCCATCTTTATCCTTCCATTTGTTCACTTTTATTTTGCCTTCTACATAGACACATGATCCTTTAGATAGGTACTTGTTGCAATTGTCTGCAACTTTATTCCAGCACTCTACATCCATGAATAACACTTCATCCTTGGTGCTATTAATTGCAATTGGGAACACACACTTATTGTAGCTGCCCAATTCTTTTAGCTCTGGCGATTTAGTTAGATTTCCAATACCTATAAACTTATTAATCATATTTCTTTTTCTAATTGTTTTTTTATTTTTTTTACGGCTTTATTGTGGATATTAATACATCCCTGTATGCTTAAATTTAATTCGCCACCTATATTCTTCCATGAAGTAACCTTATTACCTTCTGAGTCTAGATACCTTAGTTTGAATATCTTGGCGATTCTTGAATCCTTATAAGTATCTGCTATTTTTAGTATTCTGTCAAGCATTTCTTTATTTACTGATGCCAACTTAACCCCATCCATGGAGTTGATATCGTTAGGTTTCAGGCAATCAAGCCCCACTTCCTTCATTGTTTTATTTTTATTCTTATTGTATAAGTTTAGGCACATCCATCTGGTCTCATTACCTAGGTAGGTTGAAAACTTGGTGTTCCTATCTTCATCGTATTTTAAGGCGGCTTGATATATATAGTAATTCCTATCCTCTATTAATTCGGATTTATATGAGGGACCATCGTGAAATGAATTGGGTAGATAATTATGAACCATAGTCATAAATATTCCGCTATGCCTAGATACAAGTTCCATTAGGCAATCACCGGAGTCGTTAGTATCTTTCATTCCGACTATGAGTTCGGAGTCAGTCATTTCTTTAAAGTTTTCCATATTGAATTTTTGCTATGTTAACATAATATCATATGTTATGTCAACATTATTATGAGGTTTACGATAGATATATATAAGATTACCGTAAGGAATATATCCTTAAACATAAAGTTTAAGGAATAATATTATAACATGAAAGAGGAAAATGTCAAGTAAAAAAATTCTAATAGTTAATTTTGGTGGTATGGGTGATATATTAAACACAACAGCAATAGCATGTCACCATAAAACCGTAGACCCATACGTTGAGGTACATTTCTTAACTAAAAGTAAATATGCTCACTTGATTAGGAATAATACTTATATAGATAATGTAATTATTTCATCAAGCGAATTCGATAGCTGGGGTTCAGAGATTGTGAGTAATTACTTTAAGGGCAAATTATCCCTTGATGATTATGATATTGCTTTGTTCGCGGCCCCATACATGTCCCCTCTTTATGATAGAACCGAAAGGAGCACTTTGTTAAATATAATACATGAGGAAACGAGCTTGATAGATAAGTGGAGTTGTGAATTTAAGCCTTACATTTCGTTATCTAAAGATGAGGTTATTGAGGCTGATGAATTCATGGCGTTAATCAATGGAGAACGCAGGGTGCTTATAGAGTATGAATACTTCTCTAACCAGAGTACAATGGATATTAACTCCATAATTTCTATATGTGAAAAATTTAATGACCCAAAGTACGACTTAATATTTTCGGGTAGGGAGAAACCAAAATACCTAGATACTTTATCATCCAAGTATGATTGTAGAATCCATCACTACAGCAAGTCATTCCTATCTAATGCACATTTATACAATTACATGGACTTGTTTATTGGTTGCTCTTCTGGTATAACGTGCTTGACTGCATCTAATTACTGTAATCACAATATAAGTAGAATAGAGATTGTTCGAGGTAAACACTGGTCTACAAGCTTCTGGAAGCATTTATGTAATAAAAAAATTGCATATAATAACCAAGATTTAAATATTTTTCTAGAAAAATATTAATAATGTGTATTTAATGGAAAGCTTATCCATTAAATATGATTTTTTTTAATAAAAACGAAGAAATAGTAGACTGGGTCCTATTAAACTCATTAGGGATATTTAGTAGGTGTGGCCTGGGCGACATTTTAATACTCAAGGACTTTGTTACCTCGGGTGAAGCCGATAATCATCTCTTCAAATACGGAAAGCAATTCTTACATATTAAATTTATTAAGAGCCCGATAAACAACAGAGTATCAACTTCAGTTGATTTTATTGAATCCGTATTAAAACCTTTTTGTTATAAAATTTTCTCGGACACCCCAAATGTTGTATTTTCTTTTGATGAAAACATGGACAAAAACCCAGGAGGGCATGACAATGCCGGCGGTTTTTTTTACGAAAGATTTGATTCGCCTGTGTATATATATGGAGATGAGGTTTTCCCTTACTTGAATTACCCCGATATGTCTAATTTACTTTTTGATAAACTTAATTTTAGTAAAAGAATACTGGATGTATCACTCTATGAATCTTATGTGTGTGTTCATACTAGATACAGAAACCTTAATGCGGCTGATGCGAACTTTTTTAGGACTTTATTTTTAGATATAATAGGTAAATCTAGACTAAAAATAGTCCTAATAGGAGAAAGGAACAATTCATGCAACTTTTATTCTATATACAACTACTGCCTAGACTTTCTGCCAAGCGATAAATTAATTGACCTTACATCTAATGCTTTTACTTGTGATAATGTTTTGCTGGATAGTTTCGTGGCCAGCAGATCCAAATTATCGATAGGCTTCGGAATAGGCGGCAACCTAGTATTAAACACATATACAAATACCCCAACTTACTCTTACACCGAAGACGGGTTTGATCATAAATTTTTCGACCGGTGCCCCTATAAGTTTATCTACAACAAGAAAACACCATACCTACTAGATATAAAAGGCAAGATAAATAAATTATGAGAATACTATATTTACTAAATCATAAAACTTTAACTGATTTCGAAGTTCCGATTTTATTAAAAGACGGCCACGAGGTTTACTTATCTAAAAACTTCGGTAGCCTTAGCTCTGGGGAAAACTCAATAAACCACTCCACTTCAAGGTTTTATGATAATTTCTTATCCATACATGTAACCACCTTAGGTATACTTGATAATATTGACTTTTACTCAGATCACTATGAATTAACAAAACCTGAACTAGAGGTTATAAATAACCACTTTGATATTATATTCCTAACCTCCTTGACTTCCGAAAAGATGTTGAACCAGTTATCCAAATCTTTCTCTGGGGATATATTCTTTAGGTTTTTTGGTTTAAGCGGCGAGGCATCATATAAAAATTTATTAAAAAACATCTTCCCATCCACTGACTTTTCTAGGTTCAAATATATTTTCTCCTATCAAGAAATTATAGATTTTGAAACTTCCAGGTCTGAAAATTTAGATTTTTTTAATAAAGATAATTCTTTTTTTGTCCCCCTAGGGTTATCTAATTCTTTTGTTTGTAATTATCTAGAAACATATAGACCCTCTAATCTCAGGATGTGTTTTGTAAACTCAAGGATAGATGACGGCCCCGGATCTTATTATCGTAATATATATATAGATTTTTTAAATAAATTCAGCGACATACCATTTGTCGTATTAGGTAAAAATAACACATGTGTACAAGAAAAACCTTACATACTAAACAATTTAAATGATAATGAGTTTTACGGCGAGTTTAAAAATTCCCTATTCATGCACTACCACTCAAAAGAAGAAAGACACCTACACTACCACCCACTTGAAGCTTTAATTATTGGATTACCAGTAATATTCTACTCTCAATCTTTACTAAAATCAATACTCCCACAAAGTCCTGGTATGTGCAGTTCGGATAATGAGATGATTCAAAAAAGCAACCTTATACTATCTAGATCGGCTGAGGGTAATGAATTAATCAACTCCATAATAACTTATCAAAATCAAAATATGGATAAATTATTTATTGGAAATAACCTAGATATTTTTAGTATACTATAGTGAAAATAAATTTCTCAATTTCAGATTTTAATGATACTTACCTGGAAGCTCTTACTAGCTTCATAAAGAATCTAGGTTCTTCTGGTAATACTTTTAGGTATTTCGAGTCTAGAAACCTGAAGGAAGCTTTAAGTAACCACACCAAAACCTTACTTCTAATTACTGGTGGTCAGGTTATAGGGTATGGTCATTTAGATAAAGACCCAGGTGACTTAAAATTATGGTTAGGTATTTGTATTAAAGAAGACTTCTGCGGTAGAGGTTTGGGTAAAGAATTAATTCAATCTTTACTAAAAAATCAGGATGAAGACATTTTCTTATCAGTAGACAGTGATAACATTGCAGGCGTTTCTTTGTATCAAAAATATGGCTTTTCAATTATTAAGTCGTCTGATGGTGTAACATATATGAATAAAAATGTATAAATTATACGAGCCATATTTGCCCGCTAAAAGCAAAGAGTACGCCAAGGAAGCAATCGACTCTTCTTGGATTTCTTCGTTAGGTAAATATCCAGAGCTAGCTTCCAATTTACTTGCTGAAAAAAATGGGGCAAAGTATGCCTTGCTAACCAATAATGGAACTACAGCCACCCACTTAACAACTATATGCTTAAGGGAGTTTTTCCCAAAGGTTAGTAATGTTATAGTACCAAGCGCCTGTTATGTGGCTGCATATAATAGTTTAATTTACGAAGGTTATGAAAACTTATCCAGCGCAGACCTTGACATTAATACCTGGAACATGTCTATTAAAGATGACGACATCAAAAATGAATCCGCCATCATGGCGGTCCATAACTTAGGTAACATCATAAACATCCCAGATTTGTCTTCTAAATATAACATCCCAATTATTGAAGATAATTGCGAAGGTTTTTTTGGCAACTATGAAAACTCTCCATCTGGCTCGAAATCTTTTTGTTCATCCCTTTCCTTTTTTGGCAATAAAAATATCACCACAGGGGAGGGGGGCGCATTTATAACTAACGATGAAAATGTTTACGAATTTGCAAAAAAAGTCCACGGGCAAGGTCAGACTCCAAAAAGATACATTCACGATGTGCTTGGTTATAATTACAGAATGACTAATATTCAGGCGGCTATATTATTAGGCCAACTAGAAGAATATGATTACATTTTATCCGAAAAATCACGGGTTTACAATAGGTATAAAGATAATTTAAAAAGCAATAAATTTATCAGTTTCCAAGCTAGTGAAAACAATACAACTCACTCTATGTGGATGATGGGTATAAAATTTCACCTGCTTAATTCACACGAACGGGCATCTAAATTTTTTGGTGATTCTGGAGTTGAAACTCGACCCATGTTTTATCCTCATTATTTTCACAACCACTTATCAATTGAAGGTTCTTGTTTAAATTCCGAGGCTTTACAAAAACAAATAGTTTTATTCCCTTCTCATATTTTATTAAGCAATAACGACATCGATTATATTTGCTCTAAAATAAATGGCTTTACCAGTTGCCTATTCCAAGAGTGGGGGGATAAAAATGACTTCCTTTAACACTTAACTCAAAATATAAATGTCAGATACACTAGGATCCTTAATCGATAAATTATCAACAGTTGATTTAAAAATGTGGAATAATCAAGAACTCTTGTATGAAATCAGGAGAATGTCATTTGATGAATATCAATCGAAATACTTTGATGATGAGCAAGGGGCAGAAAAACTCTGGGCCTGCTTAAAGAAATGCTGTGATTTAAACGTGCAAAGAAATCAGCTTATTGATGAAATTGATGAGAAAGTAATTGAAATTATAGAAAGCAAAATAAAAGGGGAAGATTTAGACTCCGGAAAATTTATACAAAGGAAACATAAAACATATTAATATGAAAAAAGTTATAGTAACGGGGATTACAGGTCAAGACGGCAGTCATATGGTCGATTATTTATTGAAAAACACAGACGTAGAAGTCTACGGATCCATACGTCGTCTTAGTGTTAAAAATCATGAGAATATTCTGCACTTAAAAGAATCCGACAGGTTTAAAATTATCAACCTGGATTTAAATGATGCTCATAGCATCAGAGATGTAGTTATCGATATAAAGCCTGATTATTTTATAAATTTTGCTGCACAATCTTTTGTTGCTGGTAGTTGGGATTTCCCGATTCAAACGTGGGATACCGACTCAAACTCCATACTTCATATGTTAGAGTCAATTCGTAGGTTTGCCCCTAATTGCAGGTTTTACAATGCAGGCTCCTCAGAAGAATTCGGGGATGTAATTAAAAATCCACAAAATGAAGAACACCCGCTTCGCCCACAATCTCCTTATGGTGCTGCAAAATGTGCGGCAAGACACCTAGTAAGAGTCTACCGAGAATCATACAATCTTTATGCCGTTCAGGGTTGGTTATTCAACCATGAAGGCACACGTCGTGGACTTGATTTCGTGACCAGAAAAATCAGTCATGGAGTAGCTAGTATAAAGAAATCATTAGAGCTCGACTCAAAAATACCCATTTTAGAACTTGGAAATCTTGATGCCCAAAGAGACTGGAGTGATGCAGAAGATTTCATGCCAGGAGTTTGGTTAATGTTAAACCAAAATGCTCCTAAAAATTACGTACTTGGTAGCGGAGAAATGCATACCGTTAGAGAATTTCTAAATGAAAGCTTAAAGTGCGCCGGAATTAAATACAAATCTTCGGGTTCACAAGATACAGAGAAATATCATACTTTAGATGGTAAGCTAATTTTTCAAGTTAGTCCTGAATTTTACCGACCCGCAGAAGTTCATGAACTTTGCGGGGATTGTAGTTTAGCGGAAAAAGAGATCGGATGGGTACGTAAGACCGACTTCTATGGTCTTGTTAAAAAAATGTACGAAAACGACTACTCTCTCTTGTCTCAATGAAAAATTTAAAGATTTTTGTTGCCGGTCATCGAGGCATGGTCGGATCTTCTGTTGTACATAAATTACGATCTTCTGGTTACAATAATATTATTACCAAAACAAGAAATGAGGTAGATTTATCAAATCAAGAGAATGTAGACAGTCTATTTGCTCACGAAAGATTTGATTATGTCATTTTGTGTGCCGCAAAAGTTGGGGGTATTTTAGCTAACGACACATATAGAGCTGATTTTATATATGACAATATACAGATATCCTCTAACATCATAAAGGCGAGCCATTCTAGTGGTGTTCAAAAACTAATTAACCTAGGGTCTTCCTGTATATATCCCAAAAATGCAGAGATACCAATCAAGGAAGAGTACCTACTTACCGGCGTCCTTGAGAACACCAACGAGCCATATGCAATCGCAAAGATAGCGGCACTTAAAATGTGTGAAGCCTTTTACCAACAATACGGGTCTAACTTCTATTCATTAATGCCCTGCAATTTATATGGCCCCGGAGATAATTTCGATTTAGAAACTTCCCATGCCTTACCTGCTTTTATCCGCAAAGTAGATGCTGCTAAACAATCTAATTTGGATCATGTTGAAATATGGGGTAGCGGCAAACCACTAAGAGAGTTCTTATATGTCGATGACCTTACTGATGCAATTTTGTTTTGCCTAGAAAATATTAATGCTGAATCTATATATTCTTCCGGTATATCTCACCTCAACTGTGGATCTGAAGACGAGGTGTCCATTAGAGAGCTACTTGAGAATATAAAGCAAACCATAGGGTACGAAGGCAATGTCATCTTTGACTCCTCTAAGCCCGACGGTACATTCAGGAAAAAAATGGACAACTCAAGAATTAAAGATCTAGGCTGCTCACAAAAACATACATTAAAAGAAGGTCTTGAAAAAACTTATAAATGGTATCAAAATAACATGTAATAATAAATTATGTCTAAGAAAAAATGTTTAGTTACTGGAGGGGCTGGGTTTATCGGCGGTCACCTTGTTGAAATATTAATTAATGCTGGTCACGATGTTGTAGTGGTTGATGATGAATCCTCGACTGCGAACTCTCAATTTAGCTGGAGGGATGACACCGAGAACCATAAGGTAGATATTTGTGATTTTGAAAAATTAGAACCCTTATTTAAAGGTGTAGATTTAGTCTTTCATTTGGCCGCAAGGTCTCGTATTCAAATTTGTGTGCAAGATCCATCTGATGCCGTTAAAAACAATTCTCTCGGTACTGTAAATGTACTACAGTCAGCTAGATTAAACAAATGCAAGAGGGTGATGTTTGCGGGAACCTCTTCTTGTTACGGCCTAGCAAACCCAATTCCCTTAAAGGAAGATATGCCGAACGACTGCCTAAATCCCTACTCAGTCAGTAAGGCTAATTGCGAAGAGTTGTGCAAGATGTATACTAATCTTTTTGGGGTTGAGACAGTTTTATTTCGATTTTTTAATGTTTACGGGGAGCGCCAGCCCCTAGCGGGAGATTATGCTCCTGTTGTCGGTTTATTCTTTAGGCAAAAAGAATCAGGAGAACCAATGACAGTTGTTGGAGATGGTTTACAAACAAGAGACTATACATATGTTAGGGATATTGCACAGGCTATGTATTTGGCGGGAGAATCAGAAAACAAAGAAATCATCGGGGAAATGTTTAATTTAGGTACTGGCACAAATCACTCGGTCCTTGATATCGTTAAACTTGTCGGCGGTGATCATATTCACATTGACTCAAGGCTAGGTGAAGCTCGTGATACCCTGGCGGATAACACAAAGGCCAAGACCCTTTTAAATTGGGTTCCTTCTCAAAAATTTGAAGATTGGGTCGAGGTTAATAAACCTCAGTGAAAATAAGGGTTATAGGTAACGGCTTCGCTGGCTCTACTATAGCCAATGGCTTCAGCGATTACGAAGTAAAAGTTTTTGACAAAAATCCAGATACCTCTCAAAACACACTAGAATATACTTTATCTCAGGATTTTGTTTTTATTAGTGTACCAACCCCCATTAGGGGTGCAATGAGTGCGGACTGTTTTAAAGAATAAATTGTTAATAACTCGGTGGGTTTTATGCTTGCTATGTATGGCATTTTATTGTAATATGTTTTTTTCATATCAATATTGTTGATATTTCATTATATACGATTACAATTGTGTAAACAACTACCCTATGGACATAAAAGTAAAAAAAAGAAACGGAAGGTTAGAAGACTTTATAGTAGATAAAATTAATGCAAGCGCCCAGAGGGCATGCGAAGGCATAGAGGATGTTTCTCCCAGCGAGATAGTACTTGATGCCCAGTTACAATTATTTGACAAAATAACCTCAAAAGAAATAGATCAGGCTCTAGTTTTTTCTGCAAGAGAAAAGATCGAAAAAGAGCCCAACTATTCTTATGCTGCCGCCCGACTATTATTAAACTGTTTATACAAAGAAGTCTTCAAAGAAGGGGTAGACTCGGATACATTTAAACTACAATACCGCAAAAGTTTCATACAAAATACAAAAAAATTAATTAAAGATAATAGGTTGGATAAGAGATTATCAGGTTTTAATTTATCCAAATTATCAGAAGCATTAAAAATCAGAAGAGATAAGAATTTAAAATATCTCGGTGTACAAATACTTTATGACAGATACTTTATCAGGCAAGAAGATAAAATCATGGAGACCCCACAGTCTTTCTGGATGCGAGTTGCCATGGGTCTTGCTATCAACGAAGAGGACAAAGACGCTAAAGCTATCGAGTTTTACGACTTGTTGAGTGAACTTCTTTATACCTCATCTACCCCTACTTTATTTAACAGTGGAACCACTCATTCTCAGCTTAGTTCCTGCTACCTTAACACTTTTGATGATAGCATTGACGGCATTTTTGACGGAGCTTGGCAGGAGGCTCGTAAATCAAAGTACGCTGGTGGTCTCGGTCTCGATGTTACCCCTTTTCGCTCTACAGGTTCTTACATTAAGGGAACTAATGGTATCTCTAGTGGTCTTGTTCCTTGGCTAAAAATCTACAATGACTTACTTGTTGCTGTAAATCAAGGGGGGAAGCGCCCCGGCGCTGGCTGTGCTTATCTGGAGCCCTGGCACCTGGATTTTGAAGATTTTCTTAACTTAAGAAGGAATACTGGTGATGAAAGACTAAGGTGTCATGACTTAAATACAGCCTCATGGGTTCCCGATGAATTCATGCGTAGAGTTCAAAATGAAGATGCTTGGTACTTCTTTGACCCAAGAGACACTGAAGATGAAAACGGGAAAACCCTACATGATTGTTTTGGCGAAGAATTTGATAAAAGATATAACCAGCTATGCGATCAGGCCGAAGAGGGCTTGATTAAAAACTATAGAGTAACTCCCGCAAAAGAGTTGTGGAAAAAAATGCTCAAGGTATTGTTTGAAACCTCTCACCCATGGAACACTTTTAAGGATCCTTGTAATATTCGTTATACAAATCAGCATGAGGGTGCAGTCCGAAGCTCTAACTTGTGCACTGAAATCACTCTTCACACTAAACCGTCTGAATACAAATCTGGAGAAAAAACCAAAATTGGAGAGACAGCCGTGTGCAATCTTGGCTCTATTAATGTTCTAAATCATTTAGACAAAGAAGGGGAGATTGATTTTGCCAAGTTGAAGTCGTCTATACATACGGCGATAAGAATGCTTGATAATGTTATTGACATTAACTTCTACCCAACAAAAGAAGCCAGTAACTCTAACTTAAAAAATAGGCCTATAGGGCTTGGGGTAATGGGTATCCATGATGTACTTCATGTCAAAAACATAAATATAGACAGCGATGAAGCGGTTAAGTGGAACAATTACTTCTTTGAGTTTTATAGTCGTGAGGCTATTTTAGCCAGTTCCAATTTAGCCAAAGAACGTGGTAGCTATGAAAACTACGAGGGGTCTCTGTGGTCTCAAAATATTTTACCAATCGATAGTTGGAATAACCTTCAGTCTTACAGGGAAAAGTCTGGAGCGCATACTGCAAGTCAAGGGCTTGGTGAGTCTCTGAGCTCTTGGACTGAAGCTAGAAGTCATGTGAAAGAGTATGGCATGAGAAATTCAAATGTTATGGCTATTGCACCTACAGCCACCATTGGGTATATCAATGGTGTTGAGCAAAGCATCGAGCCAAATTTCTCTGTCCTTTTTGTTTACGAGAATAAAAGCGGCAACTTCTATATTACAAACCCTCACTTCGTTAATGATATGAAAGATGCTGGGCTATGGAGTGCTGAAATAGCATCTATGGTCAAAAGTTCTGACGGAGACCTTTCCCTACTCAATGAATCCATACCGGAAAACATAAAAAATAAATATAAAACAGCATTTGATCGTGACATGTTAAAGCTTATCGAGGTTAATGCAGTTAGGCAAAAATGGATAGACCAAGCCATTAGCTTTAACTTGTATAATAAATCTACATCATTAAAGTATTTAAACGACATATATATGTCTTGTTGGAAGTCAGGATTAAAGACTACATATTATTTAAGAAATAGAGCTGCAAGTAAAATTGAAAAATCCACATCACCCGAAAGTACTGAAGCCTCTGCTTGCAGTATCGAGGCCGTGAAAAATGGTGGAACATGTGAAAGTTGCCAATAAATTACTATAATATAGTATATGAGTGATGAATTCAAACTTCCCCCCATCAAAGTAGAAGAGGTATTATCTACTTTTTCTCAAACAACAGACTGGGGTTTAAGCCAATTAAATATCCCCAAGATATGGGAGACTACAACTGGAAAAGGTATCACCATAGGTGTTATAGACACCGGAATGCCAAACCATAAAGATATTGGGGATAATGCTATTGAGGGTAAAAGCTTTATAGATGGAGAAACAATCGAAGATAAGCATGGGCACCAAACACATTGTGTTGGAATTATTTCGGCTAAAAATAATTCCGAAGGAATGGTTGGGGTTGCTCCAGACTCTAAGTGTCTTTGTGTTAAAGGATTAAGTAACTCTGGCTCAGGTAGCTCAAGTTCCGTAGCATCCGCAATTAACTACTGTATTGATTCAAAAGTTGATATTATTAGTATGTCTCTAGGCTCCTCAAGCCCAAAAGAAGCTATATCTTTAGCCGTAAAAAGAGCTTACCAAGCTAATATAGCAGTTATATGCGCCGCTGGTAACTCAGGGATAGCTGGAGTTAATTACCCGGCTGCATTCCAGGAGTGTATAGCTGTTGGGGCTTTCGGTAAGAGCAAAAAAATAGCATACTTTTCCTCAAGGGGCCATCAAGTCGAAATAGCCGCGCCAGGAGTTAATATACTGAGTACATATACCAATCAATCTTATTCTAAATTAAGCGGGACATCTATGGCTTGTCCGTTTGTGGCCGGAGTTGTTGCCCTATTGATGTCAAAGTTAAAATCAGAAGGTAAGAGTTATACCGTAACTGAAATTAGGAATTTATTAAAAACTCACGCTGATGATGCGGGGGTTAAAGGTAAGGATTGGTCTTTTGGTCATGGAATAGTTGATGCGGACGGTATGATTATTGACGCTCCTGATCCTGAAAAACCCACCCCTAAACCTAAGCCCGAACCTAAGCCTGAGCCGAAACCTACCCCCAAGCCCAAGCCCAAACCCACCCCAAAACCAACCCCTAAGCCTAAACCCAAGCCCACTCCTAAACCTAAACCTGCCCCTGAGCCTAAGCCCACTCCTGAACCTGATCCCGCACCCAAACCTAAGCCTGGGCCTAGGCCTGTAATAAAAGATTTCTTTCTTAAAAATTTAGCATGGATTTGTTGCTCAATAGCTTTTGTTATTATATGCACCTTAGGTTTCTTTGTTTATTTTACCGAAGAAGAAGAAGAAGAACGTAACCCTGAGTGGGTAAATGAAAACGGTGAGGTTGATTGGGACATGAAGTTTGAATTAGAGTCTAAAACAAAAAAGTGAGTAGCAGTAATGTGTGTGATTATGCTGGTGTTGCAGTTTTGCATGGTAGATCTATTTTATTATCTAAAAGAATAGAGACCCACTTTGGAGAAAAAGTTTCCTTTGGTGGGTATTGGTCTATTTTTGCAGGGGCCCTAGACCCAAATGAAGATCACAAGGCTTGTGCGGTAAGAGAATTATTTGAAGAAAGTGGAATAGTTTCCCCTATTGAGGACTTACATTTTATAAAATCAATACCCCAAAAAAAATCTTTATTTCATATATATTACTATAAAGTTGAAGAACTTGTTATACCTAAACTGAATTTTGAACATACAGAATCTGGATGGTTTGATATTGACTCCCTAGATGTCTTTACGGATAAGATAGATCTAAAATTAATGAATTTAATTAAGAAGCACGTGCACTAAGTAAGTTGGTGTAATGTTTCTTAGTGAACCTAATAATAGACTGTAGTTTATCTGAGCCCCCTAGTGAGGTTTCTTGTTTTAGGGATATAACACTATTTGGTAAAATATATTGCTTTGATGATATATTACTATCCTGCCCTAAAGGCACTAGGTCTATATATTGGAACTGGCTTAAATCTCACGGTGCCCATGATTACATAACATATTTAATATTATATCACGAGGTTGAGCCGGGTATATTAATGCATCCAGAAGATGGAGACATAAGAGTAAGAAAAATAGATTCATTTAACCTTAATAATATATTAAGTGTAATAAATAAATACAGGAAAAATGATTAAATATTTACTATATATTAGTTTTATACTTTGCTCTGGTTGCTTCAGAAAGCTTCCATCAAAACCTATGCCCATTACTAATGATAATTTTAGCTCATCCCCACAGGGAAGCTTTACTCAAAAAACTATAGCCGGTAACTCCAGTATTGATTATAGCGAGCCATTATTTATTTTTATACTAATATCTAGTGTTGTTTTTATTATTTCGTTTTTTCCCCTATTTACTTTCGCCTGCAAGTGGTTTTATAAAAAAATCTTGACTTTATTTAAAAAGTGACATATAATTAAGATCTTTTAATATAGATCAATCGTTATATACTTATATGGATACAAAAACTGGAGAACTTCTTACTGATAATATTGCTGGCGTCAACCGAATCTTACCGCATAAACATAAATATGCATGGGATCTATTCCTTAAGAGTTGTGCAAACAACTGGATGCCAACAGAAATTTCAATGCAAAATGACATCAAGCAATGGAAGAATAATGAAATTACAGATGATGAAAAATTACTTGTTAAACGCTGTCTTGGATTTTTTGCTGGTAGTGAGTCTTTGGTTGGTAATAATCTCCTACTATCCGCTTTTCGTTTTATCACAGATGCTGAGTGTCGTCAATATATTCTGCGCCAAGCTTTCGAAGAAAGCCTTCACAATCTTACGGTAGTATATATATGCGATAGCCTAGATCTTGAGATTGAAGAGGTTTTTGCTGCTTATGAAAACATACCTAGTATCAAAGCTAAGGATGACTTCTTAATGAGTATTACTAATGACATCAGTGACCAAAACTTCGACTCCACTTCAAAGGAAGGCAAGCAGGAGATATTAAGGAACTTCTTAACTTACTGGATTGTTTGCGAAGGAACTTTCTTTTTTAGTGGATTTGCCATGTTGCTTGCTCTTGGCAGGCAAAACAAACTACAGGGTGTTTCTGATCAAATTAAATATACTCTTAGAGATGAAAGCTCCCATATAGCTTTCGGGACTTACTTGATAAATACATTAATCGATCAAAACCCTGAGATTTGGACAAAGGAAATACAAGACGAGTTCGTTTCTCATATTAAAAAAGCCGTAGAGCTTGAAATAGAATATGCCCATGATGTTCTACCTACCGGCATACTTGGGTTAAATGCTGAGATGTTTGTGGATTATATGCACTACATAGGGAACCGCAGGCTTGAGGCCATTGGCCTTGATTACCGTTTCCCCAGTGACAAAAACCCATTTCCTTGGCTTGGTGAAGTTGTTGATGTGCAGGCTATGGGTAACTTCTTCGAAAGAAGGGTTAGGGAATACCAGCAAAGCGGCTCACTGGAAGACGATTTTTAAGTTAAATTTTATTCTGCTTTTATTATAATAATTTACTTTGGATTATTATAAAAAAAAATTAATACATAAATTAAAAGCCCAGTCTTCCGAAGTTCAAGATGAGCTTAGTGATGTTGAGTCTATATTTGACCGAGCAACTCCATTGTTCTGTGAGGCCGTACATTTTTTTTGTTCTAACTCTTCAAGGCAAAACCCCCTAGAGGACCTCAAGGATGAATCTACAGAGGACAAGGACGTTATTACTGATGGTATAAAATCTATTTTCAGGAAGATAGCGGTAAAAACTCATCCCGACAAAGTAGACGATGTAGAATCATCAATCGATCAATACCGAGACGTCACTACCGCCAAAAAAGATCAGGATGTTAATAAGATTATATCAATTGCTAAAGATTTAAAGATCGATATGAATGACATATCTTATTCAGACATAAAGATCATTGAAAATAGTATTAAGAAAACTCAACTGAAAATTGAAAAAATAATGAATAGCTACCCATGGGTTTGGTTCTATTCTAATGAAAATAAAAGGGTTGATATAATCACTGAATTCGTAATTAACAAGTGTAATACATAATTTATGGACTGTATTCTTTTATTTCTTGTATTTATCTCTAAAAATTATGGGTTTTTTAACGGAAAAAAAAAGATACTATCATGGTTAAAAACTATTTAAGGTATAAGGAGATAAATGGCGAAGCTAATTATAAAAAAGACAGCTACCCTCTTAATGAGGAAGCTATCAAGGTTAGTTGTGAAGCTACCCCCGCCACCTCCACCAACTTAATATGATTTGTTTTATTAAAAAATCCATGAAATCTATTTCTGATGTGTACCAGAATAAGAGTCAACAAATATTAAACTACCTTGATAGAGAGCTTTTGTACGAGCAATCATTACAGTACTATACAGATCAAAATAAAATAAAAAAACTAAAGATGGAATATAAAGAATATTCATTCTCAAACGAAATTCATAGTTTAAGCTCTATGCCTGAGCTTGCTATTGAAGAGATTATTAAAATCAATAAACGCATAACGGATAAAACCTGGGGGGTTATACTTGAGTCAGAAAAAGTTCAAGATTTAAATGTTTATATAGCCCAAATGAATAAGATTCAAATTAACTCCCGTAAGTCTAATTTTTTTGTGGTTACAGATTCTCATGATATAATGCTCAGGTTAAATGATGTTTTTAACTGGATGAACAAAATATTTTATATTGTACCAAATACTTATGACTTAAATATTGAAAAGGAGTACAGGCCTAGTATTAATTTTCACTGCCTCAAGCATCTCGAGAAGCATATATCTACACCCGGATCATCTTACTCTGATATGCTTAAATCTATAGGTGGCATACAGGTTACAGTCCCTAACTCCAAGAGAGTGTTTTCTTTTAATTGTAAACGATTAGTCCCCCAAGGATGAAAAAAATATCTTATATCTTAGTGTCTCGTAACGATAATTACAATGGAGATTCTGTTGGTCGTTGCCTCAATACCGTCAACCATACTTGTGAAATAATTCGCAAAAATAATGTGGTCGATGAATCTGAAGTGATCCTTGTCGACTGGTGCTCTAGAAGCGGCTCCTTGAAAGAGTCCCTATCCTCTCGCTTTGTCTCAGAGACACAGGGCTTACTTAAAATAGTTACGGTTCCACCTGATATTGCAGACAAGCACCAAGGAGACTCTCCGTTTTCAGAAGTTCATGCAATGAATGTTGGCTTCCGTCATCAAGAGGGAAAGCATTTTGCTCGGATCGATCAAGATACATTAGTTGGTCAGAGATTTATGGATTGGTTTTATCATGAGTATGAAGTCAAAGACTATGGTTGGCCTTGGCCTCGTGCAGCTTTCTCTAGTCGCAGGAATCTTAACGAAGAGCAATCTCACCATTCTGTATTTAGGGATTTCATATATGACCAAGAGTTGGCTAAAAAAGTAGATATTTGCCACGAGCACAATCACTATAGTCGCTTGATGCCCAATGAAGAAATTTTTCCTTTTTACGGCGGGGCTGTTGGAGTTATGATGGTGGACAGGGATTGTTACTTAGAACATAAAGGTTTCAACGAGGATCTTGTTTACATGAATAGCATGGATACTGAATTCTTAAATCGAATCGCCCAGCACGAAGATATATATAACTTATGCCTAGCTATCGATGGAGACTTTTATCACCAATATCATGAAAGAAATGAAGGTGCATCTAATGATTCAACACAGCCGCACGCTCAACATCAAGGAGAAAGAAAAGTAAACTCTCTTGATATAAGAAATAAAATGATAAATAACCCTAACCCTGACAACTGGGGTTTATTGGACGAAGACTTAGAGATAACAAAACTATGAGTAATGTAATATATGTAATTAATGATTTACCCAAGGATACTGATTTTGCTAATCCCGGGTATAAAGATGTAGCTTGGGTACCGCATTGCCTGGGTTCTCTTGAAAAGTATGCCAATAAAATCGGGTGTGATCTGAAAATTATTTCCATGAATGATTTTCCTGGATACCAAGAGATACATCGATATGATTTTACTCATTACCAAAAAAGCACTTTTGTTAAGATTCTTTTTCTTCATGAGTTTATGAAGACGGATTATGATAAATTCGCGCTGCTTGATCTAGATATGGTTGTTAGTAAGACTGCCCCCGACATATTCGAGTTCCATAAAGATGACGATTTCATGATGCAATACGGCTTCAATGAAGCTGTTGTCGCTAAAAACGAAATCTTCATGAAAGATTACTTGAAGGCTATACCTAAAGATGAAGATGTTTACTGGTTAAATGAGAAAACAAATCGTAAAATACCAAAATACAACCTTAATCTTGGGTGTTATATCATGAGCAGAAAGATCGTCGAAAAGATGACTTCAGTTTTGCCTGATCAATATAGTATAGTTCAATTCCTAAAGGATCATAATTTAATCGAGAATCCAGTTTTAGAAGTTTTTGGAGAGCCGAAAGATTTTATCGACCAAGATATGTACGGTTACGCTTATGCCAAGACTGATGTTACTGATTATCACAAACCTCTTCAATGGGTCTGGAATGCTAACTATCAAGCATGTTTTGAAAAAGGAGATGCTAATAAAGAATTTTATCTCTGTCACCTTTGCGGAGAAGATGGTAAGCAATTTTTGCTAGACAACTTGGATAACCCAGAAGTTATGGATAAAATCGATGTATAGTCATGAGCATAAATTTATTTATATACATATCCCAAAGTCTGCCGGGACCTTCATAAAGCATTATTTATTATCTAATATAGAGCCTAATTATGAAAACAACCAAAATCAGCAAGACTATGAAGATAAATACAGAACCACCTGCGAGAGGGCTCTTTCCGGTATAGCTCAAGATGTACCCGAATATGAAGAATACTTCAAGTTCACGGTAGTCAGAAATCCATTTGACCGAGTTGTATCAATGTATACATATTTAGGCGGTTGGAAATTTGATTATTTTGTCGAAAATAAAATTGACTCACCAATGATGCCCTATGTACAGAAATTCCATGATTACTATATCAGGGATGACTTCGAAGGTTTTATTGATTATGCTTACAATCAAGGTAATATCAAAAAGTTTCACGCAGGGTATTATGACTCTTATGTGAGTCGAGCAAAAGTTGGCTCATCTATTTATCTAGACAAATTTTATAAGGTCGAAGATATAGAGTCATGCCTAAAAGATTTATCTGAACGTTTTAATTTCTCGAAAGACACTGGCTTTAATGATTGGCGGCAAAACAGCAGCAGTGAATATAAAAAGAAAAAGAGCTACAAAGACTACTATACAGCAGACACTAGAGATATAATATCTAATCATTTTGTAGAAGATTTAAATTATTTTAATTATGGGTTCTAAATTTGCCATATTCGGACAGGAGCGGGCTGGCACTACCAGCCTTATTGCTGCTTTAAATAAAAACGATAGGATAGTTCACGAGCCTCTTTCTTGCTTAACTGGAGACCTCGAGCACAACCCAAGGTATGCTAAAATCATTGAGGAGCACAACATGAATCCTGATAGTTTACCTGAGTCAAAAAATATTCCTTATTTTAATAAATTCAATAATATTTCTGAAGATAGGGATTTGCTTTGGCCTTTTCTTGATTCTCTTTTTCAGGAGTTTGACGGAGTCAAGCATGTATGGTGTACTGTTTCTGAGCCGGGCAATGAGCATTTCATGGAGTATTGTGTCGCACATGGAATTAAAATTATATTTCAATACAGAGAGAGTGCTTTCTACCCCGCTATATCTTGGCAGCTTGCAAACCAAGTTCAAGTTTGGCAACTAGGAGAAGATAAAGAGCATAAATCAAAAGTTGACTCTTTCGAGTATCAAGAACTTGAAGAGCCGCCGATTAAACGTCGCACTGCTTGGTACAAAAAGTACATACCTTACTATCATTCATTACTACCATTTGATTCTTATATCTCTAAATACGAAGACCTTTACGGTTTGGAAAACTACGATGAAAGACTATCAAAATTCAATAAATTAATTGACTATCTTGACATAGAAGTAGATTACAACAATATAGAAAACTTCCTTGGTACAGACAGAAGGGTATTTGGTAAAAAAGCATACGATAAAATATCAAACTTTCAAGAGATGTTCGATAAGTATGGGGAAGAAAAAATTATATTGTGAACTATGCTGTTTTCACACATTTGTTTTTTCGTCCCAATCTTTTTCACTTTGAAGAATGGTTAAAGTATCACCTTGATTTCGGAGTAGATCATTTTTATTTTTACGAAAGTTCTCACCCTGGAATACCTTGCTTACAAAGAGATACTAAAAGAGAGATTAATATACCTTTAGTGGGTCAAATTTCCTACAACAATATTTACAAGCATTATAATAAAATCAAGGAAAGGTATAGCGACCACTGTACCTTCATCAAATGGCTACCTAAGGATAAAAGAGGCAACTATCTAGAGCATCATCAAGTCCATGCCTACGAACAAGCCACTGCCCTTAATCACTTTTATAAAAATTATGCCAAAAAACACAATAGAGTATCGACTATAGATTGTGATGAATTTTATTACAGTAACAGACACAATAATATAAAAAGCTTTCTAGATAAAAATAAACAAGATATTTTATTATTAGGTTGTAAATTTTTTGAATCTGCATTCATCAATGTCGGCGGCTTAGTAACACAAAAGACAAAGTGTTTGGATAAATTCTCAAGGGTTGGCCCTAAATATATATTTAATCCCGAGAAGACTAATTTAAGATACAAGAATTCGCCCCACTTTCCTCCTAGTCAAAACAAAACTAGTGTGAATATAGAACAAGAACATTTTTGTTTTTATCATTATAAAGTCAACGAAAATGCAAAAATTTCAATAGAGCACCACGGCAAACAAAAAATGGAATACACAGAAGATAAATCAATGGCTCAAAAAGCTCAGTATTTACAAGATTATAATTTTATAAAAAAGCCACAAATACAACAAGATTTTATTGATTCAGAAGAAGATATATTAGGATTAAAATTATTTAAATGGAATAATGTATTATGAAATAATTTTTAGCCATGAATAATTATTACTATTTTTCTCGCGATACTGGCTGGGGTGATACTTTATGGCATCTCACTAATGCATTAATGTATTGTGAGCAGAATAAAAAAGACATACTCATTGATATGCGGGGCCACTGGGCCAGTAAAGTCGACAAGAATTTATTTGGGGAATATTTTCAAAACATAGATACAGATATAGAAGTTATCTTAAATGAAAGATGTATAGATCAATACAAAAAAGAAGCTGAACCCCACTCAGATTCAAGGTTAGTTATTAAAAACCCACTCAAATCAAAAGAAGAGTCTAAGAAGTTTTATGAGGTATTTAATCGGATTAATGTCCATGGAGCTATTGCGGCCGAAATTAATGAAGTTCGCGAGAAATATTTTTCAGGTAATTATGTAGTTGGTGTGCATGCTAGAACATCTAACGGAGAAGTCCTTCCTCCCAAAACAGGAAACTCCAACCGCTTTCAGGGAGAAAGAAATGCTATAGATACTATCTTTAATATATTTAAAGAGAAGATAGATCATGTTTTATTTGACTCTCCTAGGGCATTTTTAAAGGCCTGTGATAACTATAAGTTTTTTCTCGCAACTGACTCAAGACAATTTGCTAATTTATTTGAAAAAGAATATGGAAACACTATCATAACAGAGAGATATTTTGCTCCCCCAGGTTGTGGCACTGGACACGAAAAAGGCGAAAAATCTACAGACATAGAATTAAAGATGGAAGAAGCATACGGCAGAACAAAGATAGCTAAAGAAGCACTAGTGGACTTCTACTTGTTACAGCATACAAACTTTCTATTTAAAAACTTTAGCAGATTCAATGAGTTTTGCTTATATAAAGGTATACCAAATTTTCACATTAACTTCCAAGAGAAATGTTATTAAAATGATTAGTCACAAACATAAATGCATATTCATACATATTCCTAAAGCCGCCGGAACATCTGTCGAAAAATTCTTAAGGCAAGTTGACCCAGAAATACCATCTAAAGTTTTAAGAAAGAGGGGTTTTAGTAAATTCTTCAACGACCATTTAGATTATTATGTTTTCTCTTTTGTTCGTAACCCATATGATCGTTTTGTCTCTGCATGGAAATGGGGCGAGTTACAGTATCGAGTGCACCCAGACATAGAATTTTATCAAAAAAAGAGGTCTGTGTCCTTCGACGAGTATGTACAGTTAGCTGTAGATGATGAGTATAGAATGTTCAATAAAGATCTTTGGAGTGAGTACGATGGTTATCATACACTACCTCAGTTTGAGTTTTTTCCTCACTTAAATGGCGGCCACTATTTTACAGATAAAATCGACTCTGACTTTACTTGTGATTTTATTGGTAGATTCGAAAACCTGCATGAAGATTTCAATAAGATTTGCTCCAGTATAGGTATCAAAGAATTAAAACTACCACATGCATACAATTCAAAAAACTTCAAAGAAGAATTTGAATGGAGTGATTTATCAAGAGATAAAATATATAACTTCTACAAAAAAGACTTCGAGTTATTTGATTATGAATCTTAAAATTATATCATTCTGCAATTACCCTTATAGAGAAATAGCACTTAACTGGGTTAAGCACCTTAATGAATTATCTATAGATAATTATGAAGTTCTATGCCTAGATCCTGAGTCTGATGAATATTTAAAATCTCACGGATGTCATTCAAGAGTCCTTGATGAATTTAATGACGACTGGATCTCTGGGTGCAAGCATACAATGCGCAGAACATTTATATTCAAAAAATACCTAGAAGAGGGCTTTGATATAATCCACTCCGATACTGATGCTCTTTGGTTAAAAAATCCAATACCCCAACTAATAGAATCAAACAGTCAAGATATTATTGTCTCTACAGTTCGCCATCAAGAAGCATTCCCACCAGAAGTCCGCGAAGCTTTTGGGTTTACATGCTGTATGGGCTGGATTTTCTTTCGCAGTAATCACAGAACGATAAACTATTTAGATAAATTCCTTAACACTAGAGAAATTAAAGGGTCTGACCAGAAAAATTTTAATCAATTTTTATTAAGCAACCACCCATCTTCTCAAGCCCATAAACTTGGCGACGAGTTAATTATTGATAATATCGCAGATCAATATTACAATTATCAAAAACTCTCTTTACTAGCATTAAGTAAACCCCTAGTAAAGCGGGGGCCAATAGAGGAAGAAACATATGTTTGGCACCCAAACACAAAAAAAGAGGCTGAGCACAAAAAGCAATCATTTGTAGACAGAAAGAAATGGCTACTTTGAATAAAAAACTAATTGCAGCATTAGTTTCTATAAACTATTCTGATTTTTTGGAATTAGTCTTACCATTTAATACTAAAATATTTGATACTATTTATGTCATCACTACCAAAGAAGATAAAAAATGCATAGATATATGTTCGCAATACGATAATGTGGAATACTTTATAGTTGACAATAACATTGTTAAAAAACATGGCAACTTCAATAAGGGGGCAATTTATAATATTTTTTTTGATTTTTTAAACGATCAAAATTTTAATGATTTAATTTGTTTGACTGATTCTGATATTATTTTTCCACCTGAGTTTAAGTCTTTAATATCTAACTTACAAGATAATAATTTATACTCGTTACCGAGGGCTTTTTGTCAAAACGAAAATCAATTTAATAGATATTTAGCTCATATCAAGTCGGGTAAATCCCACAATACTGGAGTCGACAGAAGGGCCGGACCGGATATAGCTGGGATTGGATATATGCAGCTTTTTAAATTCCGAAAAGATATTCGAATGTCTGAGGATTTTGGTCATGCTGGAAAATCAGACCATCTTTTTGTTTCCGAAAATTTTAAAAGAAAAGGTGGCAAATGCATTAATTTAAAAGAAGGGAAATATTGTGTTCACTTGGGTGCCACAGGAACTAACTGGAAGGGCAGGCATAGCAGAGAATGGAAAATTTAATATCACATCTTGAAGGGCTGAATAAACATATTATTAATTTAATAAAACTTGATAGCGGCGAAGTTGTAAACTCAACAAGCAAATGGCTAAGTGACCGCTGGTTCTTGCGCGAAACAGACTTCGCAAAAGACTTAACATGTGTTGAAATCAGCCCATTTAAAAATACAAAAGATTCTAATGTATTTGTAGGCGAGAAATATTTGGGGCATAAAGTTTACAAATCTTTATCTGATTCACCAGCATCTATCGATTTCTTATCTATACTTGATCCCGACATTGCTCTTGAATTTTTAGAGTCTATCTATTTTTCTCAGTATACAATCAAACATTTCTGCATAGCTATCAATCCAGTAAAGACGAAAGACTTTAAACAAAACAAAAAAGACATAGAATTATTCATGAAGGATAAAGTTAAATTCATAAAGCAAAATAGAACAGAACTTTTATATAGTGTAATATAGATACTATGAATAACATACAAATTAAAACAGGAGCCAACTTAAGCAGGTTACTTCAATCTACCGTTAACATACCTCAAGCTTTTACCGAGCTAGTTAAGAACTCAATCCAAAACTTTTCAACTTTTTGTAAAATCGATTTTGATCAGTCGAGTGCTACCATCATTGATGACGGTCAAGGTTTTGATCACCTTAAAGACGAAAACGGCATGAGTGGGTTTGAAAAATATTTTGTCTTTGGAAACTCTTATGACTTAACTGGCGGACAAGGGATTAAGCTCGGCCAAATGGGGATCGGCGGTAAATTAGCCAACGACAAACTTTCGCATGAAACAGATATACACTGGACCATTGAGACAAAAGACAAGCACGGCAAGTGCTTCTTGGTTGAATATAAACCCTCTGGAGCTGAGTTTTTAAATGAATATTCTCCTTCCCTAAAAGAGATTCCCGCAGACGATTGTTCTATTGAGACGGAGTCTGGTACTAAAATTAGAATAGTTACCCTAAAAGAGGATATTCAAAAAAATGGATGGCCATCGGCGGCAATTAGTGGAGAGCTTTGCACATTCTTTGGTTTCTTATTGCCCCAATTAGAAAAAGAAGGAAAAAAGTTCAACATTTACCTCAATGGTAAAAGCTTAGATTTTTCATACAAACTCCCCGGCTCAAACATTCCTATTGTTCGCCGTTCTTTTGATTATGATTACTATGGTGAATCAAAAACAGGAAACATTGAGTTCAGGCTTTCATTAATTTATGATCGATCTTTGATTAAAAATCATCCCCTTAAAAATATTGACATTATTTCTAAAGTTAAAATTTGCCCTTTTCATTTGTCAGATCAAGATATGATTGAATCAACTCTTGATTGGTTAGAAAATAAAAATGGAGAAGAAATTGAAAACAAAGACAAGATTCACAATGTATTCAATCAATTAATTGGCTTTATTTCGTGTAATGAATTATCTGAAGTAATGGATAACACCGGTATGCCCGCCAAAGACTTATCTCATCATGGCTTGCGAAACGATCATCCAGTAACGATACCCTTTTATACTCGAGTTTATAAAGTTATAATCGAATGGATTATTGAATATATTAAATTAAATCAAGAAGAGAAAATGAATATCCTTGATGCTTTAGCTAATGAAGTTTCAAGTATGTTGGCGGAATACTTTGAAGATGAAGACTTTTCCGATCTCTGGGATGACGAAGAGGAAGAAGAAGATGATGATGAAGACTTAGGCGAAGAAGAAATTAAAGAAGAAGAAGAGCGACAAGAATTAGAAAAATTTGCTGAATTTACTATCGACAAAGAATGGGTTTTTGAACCAGAACCCGAAGAGCCTGAACCAGAAGAAGAGGAGGAGGAAGAACAAGAGCCTGAACCTGAAAACAATATCCCACCTCTTTGGAATAAATTCAAAAACCAAAAACCTAAACGATCCAAAAGATTAAGGTATCAAATTATTGACTTTGGAGAAGATCAAAAAAAATTAATGTCTAAAGTCGATGATGCATCTGACTTTACAATATTAATCAATAACGGGAATCCAAAATTTCAAAGACTTTACAAAGAAAACTCACCTTTTCTTTTATCATTACATATATCTGAAATGTTGATTAGAGAAGTTGCTATGTACAGAAACCCGCTAGCTAGGCCTTCAGATATAGATGAAAGCATTAGTGACTTCTATGAAAATAAGTATTCTCAAGTAAAAGAAAAAAGTGAATAATTGCGGCGTTATTTATGTGGCGGTTGATCCGGAAACCTCACCATCTCCTTTTAAATTCAATAGTGGTAAAAAATCAATACTGAGAGACGTTTTAAACTCAATAAATTCTCTTAAAAAATCTAATCCAGATTTAAATGTCACTGTGTTTTCTGATTTTAATAAGGAGTTGTTTTGCGAATCTTCAGCTGATAAAATAATCCCAATAAAAAATGACTTTGGTTTCATCCCAAAGGTTTTTGGTATCAAAAATAGTCCATATGAAAAAACTATCTTTTTAGATTGTGATACTTATATTGCACAAAATATTTCTGACCTTTTTGATCAGCTTGAAAGTTTTGATTTTTGTGTCGGTACGGAATTCTTGGATAAAGAAATTTTAAATACCGGAGTTTTAGCTTTTAATAAAAATAACGATATTCTTGTGAATTTTCTTGAATTATGGCTAGATCAAATGCTATCAACAAAAGCGAAGGTTATCTCTGAGCAAAAAAAGTTTTCAAACAAAACTCCCGATGACCAGGGGTGCTTCAATGGCATATTAAGGATGCAGCATAAAAACCCAGATGGCAAACCTTATTTTATCAAGAATATGATTAACATTGCCAGGTCGCTACACTGGAATATATTAGACAACAAAATTTGGAATTGCAGAAATACTCAATACAAACACTTGCTAGAAAGCGACTGGGACTTTAATCAAACTAAAATTTTCCATATGAGAAGTTTCAGTGGGCATGAGTAAACCCTTTCTTATAGCTAACAGAAATTGCGGCCTCGGGGATATCTTAGGCAATGCGGCATTATGCTGGTATCTTGCAAAAAAATCTAATTCTGATTTAATAGTCGATTGGCAAAAAACTATTTACAATAATTATAAAACTCCAGTTAATTTATTTAGCACCATATTTAATAATAAAAGCATTGATGGGGTTGAGGTTTTTGAACCTTGCGATTTTAACAATGATTATGATATTCAAATTAAAAATAAATTTTCAAATCAATACTCAAAAATGATGCTAAAAGATTATAAATTCGATGAATTAGAGCAGGACTTCATTGCATATAATTTTCTTAAAAAACTTAACCTAAATACATCAATTACAAACACCATTAAAAACTTTTATCAAAAAAAACTAAAAGGGCGCGAAATATTATCTGTTCATTTTCGCTATGGTGATCACGATGAATTCTTATTTAGAGGCAATCGCAAGCAATTCAGGTCATTAGGTTTTTCTGAAGGCGACACGAAAAAAAATAACATAACCAACTGCTTTAAATTATACAAGAAAAAAATAGATGAACTATTATCATTTAATAGTGATCTACTGGTTATGATATTTACCGACTGTCAATATTTTGCAAAATTATTATCAGAAGAATATAATTGTGTTGATACCGTAAATTCTTATCCTGATGACAGCCAAGCCTTGCACTTGACAAAACAAAATGATTTCTTAAAGAAAATAAATGAAGCAACAACATGCATGTTTTTAATGAAGGATTATTCTGACTTTTTGATTTGTAATCAATCTAACTTTAATTATTGGCCTAGGCTTTTTATACCTAAATTCAATCAAACAATTCTCTTTTAATATGAAATCAAGTGCCAGAATCATACAGGCTTCTGGAGAATTTACTGGAAGCACTTTACTGATCAACTATCTGGTTGGTTTTTTTTGCCCCGATTCTCCTGCCGTCTTTGGTGTGGACTCTAACATCCAAGATAATCTTGTAACTAAAACTCATTACTTAAATTTGGATGACTTTCAAAGAAAGTTTGGGTTCAATTATGAATTATTTTTTGTAAGCTCTTATCGTGAAAACGACCCACTTAGGCCAAAAAGAGTTTTTAGAAATTTAGATAGTAAATATCTATCTAGAGACAATATACTTATTATAGACTTTAATAAATTACGAGATACGGATTATATTTTTGATACTTTTTTAAATTTTTTCCCTAAAAGTTTATTGCCTAATCAAAGCACTGAATCCATTAAGCAACAAATGCTTACAAGAATTGATAAAATGAACAAGAGATATGCTGAAATCTCCACACTACCCAGGTCTTATGTTGACCCAATATACGGGCTACATGGCTCTCACAGAAAATCTTAATAATGCATTACGATCTTTACATATTAACTACAGCAATTGATAGACCTGATTTACACAATCAGGCACTACCACCATTTCTTGATATACTTAAAAAACAAGATATCAATTATAAATGGTTTATTAATTTAGACTCTCCATTTAAAAAAACACAAGAAGCGATAGATAATTTTAAAAATTTTACTGGAGGTATTCAGGATTTACATGTGTCAGATAAGGCTTGCTTTTATTCGGCGGCAAAGCATGTGATCACTTCGGCGTACAACGAGCTTCAAAACTTAGACGGCTATGTTATGTGGCTTGAAGATGACTGGGATTTGCTGATTCCCTTTAATATGCGCGAATTAGTTGATAGCGACTACGAATATATTGGCTTTCATTTCCATCATTTTTTTGAGTTTTCATTCAACCCAACTATGTGGAACAAAGATTTCTTTGTAAAAAATGTATACAAACCCTTTGCGGTTTCAGAAGAGTCCATTGATCCAGAACAACTACTTATTAATCACCACAAACAAACGAAATCTAAAGACCCTAATCACTTAAAAAATGTGAATCGGATTAGCTTTAACGGTGTATTTGAAGATGCTGGCAGAAAATGGGGCGAGCAATATAATTTAAAAAAATGGAATAAAAACAAAATAGGAGGAAGTGTCAGTTATGCCTAAAGCCTCCATAATTCTTTCTTCTTACAACAACTTATCTGCACTCGAGTTAAGTATTGAGAGCTTGCGCTATCAAACAGAAAAAGACTTTGAGATTATTATAGCAGATGATGGCTCAACAGATGGTACAGTAGAATATTTAAAACAAGAAGGAATAAAATATTTTAGCAGCCCAAATGAAGGTTATAGACTTGCATATATTTGGAATCGAGGCGCAGAACTAGCAACTGGAGATAGATTAATTTTTGGTAATTCAGATATTATATGGTCTCCAGATCACATCTATTCTCATTTACAATTCGCAGGTGATGTAGTAGCAGGCTCTTACCCTTCAATACCAATTAATAAAGTCCCTCTTGTGACTAAAGATTTAATCAAGAATAATTTTTCATTTATCAGGTCTTTATCAAATAAAGATAGGAGGTCTAGGTTTATCGAAAAAACAGAAAAACCCTACCTTTTTGACGGGAAAGATACTGTTGCAAGAAGGATGCACGGAGGAAATTGGTCTTGCACCAGAAAAGACTTCGATGAAGTTGGGGGTTTAGATCAAAACTTTAAAGGTTGGGGTGGAGAAGATTTTGACATTGCCAGAAGATTATCAAGGTTAGGTAAGTCGATTAAATTTTCTCTTCAAACAATTGGCTTTCACTTAGATCACGATAAAAATCCTAAACAATTTACAAGTCATTTAGGGAAATCATATTTTAATAAAAAGTGGGACTTAATATCACAAGGCCTTTCTGAAGATTCCGCAAAATCAAAAGCCTATTCGGAGGTTTTTTCAAATGGATAAATTTCAATATTTATCTAAATTACCAAATCCCATTGTCTTTGATAAGCTTGGCGCATTCGCTTATATACCTATAAATAAAGCAGCTCAAACTAGCATAACAAGAAACATACTAAGAGATAGAGCCATTGTAAAGAAAGATGATAAAGATTTATGGCTTTCTTATTCTGAACAATATTTAAACGATAAAGAATGGCAGAGATTAAATACTTTCGCCATATGCAGGCACCCCTTAGATAAATTCGTCTCAGCTTATTTTTATCTTACTAAAAAAAATCGAATAGACCCATGTTCTGACATAAATGATTTCGTTGCTAAAAATTTAACAAAAAAATCGAACCCAAACAAAATAGATTTACATTTTCAGCTTCAATGGAATGCTTTTTACTTTAAAAACAACCTTCTTGTTGATCACTTAATTAGGCTAGAAAACATTAGCTACGAACTACCTAAAATTTTGTCTGCATTTGGGTTTAATACTGATATACCTCATAAAAATCAAGGTGCCAATAAGGATAAAAATCAAATTTTAAACAAAGAATCTCTCGATATATTAGAGAGTGTCTATTCGAATGACTTAAAATTTCTTAATTATAAAAAATGGTCATGAAGCCCAAGATAATAGATGCCTTCATGTTTAATAATGAGCTTGATGTGCTTAATTTCAGGCTACATGAATTAAACGATCATGTAGATAAGTTTGTTATATATGAAAACTCATGGACTTTTAGCGGCAACAAAAAACCATTGCACTTCGAAGAAAACAAAAAAAGGTTTTCTCAATTTTCCGACAAGATAGTTCATATAAAAAGCAACACTCGAGGGAAAGATAACTGGAAGAGAGAGTATGCCCAAAGATATGAGGTCTTATCTAAAGGTGTGGCCTCTCTTAACTTGAATGATAAAGACATTGTTTCATTTTGTGATTTAGACGAAATTATTGATCCTAGATTAATCTTAAATTACAAAGAAGAGTTGCCTCAAGATGCCCCACTTTTAGTTTGCCCTCATTGGTTTAATGTATCATGGGATTGTTATCTCGGAGCTTGGGATCATTATAGTATTATATTTTCCTATTGGGGTGAGCTTAAAAAAAGAATGAACCGATGGAAAGGTATGCAATGTGGCTGGCGCTGGGACCATCCTAAATTCCCTCAACCAATCAAAAGAGAAGAATTATCTGGGTGGCATGCATCTTGGTTTATGAAGCCTGAAGATTTAATCGTTAAACTACAAAGCTTTGCTCATAACGGAGAAGAATGGGTTGACGAATTATTACAAAACATTGATCTCGTCAAGGATAGGATTGAATCAGGTTTTGATATTCAAGGCAAAAAGAAATCAAAAAACTTTAATGAAGGCCATCCAGTCTACAAAGACTATATTACCTATGACTAATTTAAAATTAATTTCTGTAATTAGTTCGGGCGATAATAAATACAAACCTATTCATGATAATTTTTGCGCTAATATATCATCTTTTGATTCAATCATTTCTAAGGTTGAGGTTATAAATATTGACGTAAAATCTGGTGACTGGCAAAGTCAAGGTTTTCTTGATACTGTATATAAAAAATTAGACTATACCCACCAACTACTAAAGCAAGGCCATACTGTTTTTTGTACGGACTTGGATATCTTTTATCTGGAAGACCCAATAGAATATATGTGTGAGCTGCTTAATGATTTTGATATCGTGGGGCAAAATGATTTTGACAGACTTTGCACGGGCTTTTATATGGTTAAGTCCTCTGATTTAACGATAGATCTTTTTGATACAAGCGAGAAACTCGTCTTGGACGGCGAGCAAGGCGACCAAAACTATATTCACACTAAATTACAATTAGATAAATATTCTGACTTAAAGACTCATAAACTTAATCGAGACGACTTCCCCAATGGCTATCGATGGTATAAATGGCATAAAAAATTAAATCCATCCATTATTCATTACAATAGTATAGACTCTATAGAAGGAAAGATGGATAAAATGAAACAATTTAACCACTGGTTAGTATGAA